AGGTGCGGGGGCTTCCGTGTGTCGTCAGAAAAAAACGTATTGTTACTGTGCGTGGTTATTTCTAGTACGCCGTTGTTTTCGCGTTCTTTCCGTACCCGGTAGGCCTGACCGCGGCGCGCATTGCATGGCTTACAGGCCGGCACCAAGTTAGACATTGAGTTGTCACCGCCGGCGTCGCTCTCGAGTAGGTGGTCGGCTTCGGTTGCTCGCGCTATTCCGCACCAGTGGCAGGCTGGTTCGTCTGCTAATAGTTTGGCTCTGTTGCGCTTGAACTCGCTGGTGGCTCGTTGTTTGCCGTTATGTGATGTCGTCATGGGTCTAGTTCTTTCCCGCGCTGCGCTTGGCTAGCGCGCTTCGCTTGCTTTCATGTTGCGTGTTGAGTCTGTGCACTACGTCCCCCCACACTTTGAGCAAGTAGCTCTGGCTGCCGGCTGTTTCATAGTTGAGGACGGACACCATACGTATTTGTGACGTTTAGACGCTGCACACCAGCTCTGAAGGCATGGCGCACTACCCACGTTCCCGTGTGTTACCAGCACAGTGCAAACCCGTACGTGGCCATGAGTGTTATTCAGTTGTACGCGCATACCTAAGTGTTGGCGTCGGCGTGTATGTCGTCTAGACGCGCTTGTATGCCCCATAGGTCTTGCTTTAGACCGTTGGCTTGGTGTGGTTGGTGTTCTAGTTGCTCGAGTATCTCGTTGGCTTGTAGGTCAGCGAGTTGGCTGAACAGTGCGCGCAGCTCTTGACGGTCTGCTTCAGTTATGCGAGGTTTTGCAATGTTGCTCATTGGTAATCTGGTGCTTTCCATTGGCGTACTTGGTCAGTGTAAATGATGGGGTTTATTAGCGTGTTCATGTCGTTAAGTTGATTAGCCGGCAATGACCAACAATTAGGGTATTCAAGTATGCCGTATTGTTTTATGTCGTAACCGACGGCCCAGCCGTGAATTAGTACCCGGTTGGCTTTTGACTGAGCAAGAATATATATGTGCTCTGGGTTGTTATGGGCGCGCATACGTAGCATTGGCTCTGATTGTTCGCTGGTACGTACTTGGTATTGCAGTACGTCAAATTCGTGTTTGTCGTAGCTGCGTTCTACCCATTGTTCGCCTAAAGCCTTGGCTACTGCGTATTCGCCTATAACACCAACAATGTGAGACTGCCAATAGTTCTGCTGGTTGTAGTCAAGGTCTTTTGTTGGGCTTTGTTGTTTGCGTTGTATGGCGTTTACGCGTATGCGCGCACCAGCAATGGCGCAGTATTCCAATTCCTCGTAGTCGAGTGTTACTAGTACCTTGCTCATATGTTGCTCAGTCGCGCTATTACAGCGTCTAGGTCTTTTGGGTACCAGCAGTAACATTCGTAGTCTGCTTCGAGTAGGTACCTCTGCCAGCGAAGCTGTGCGTCTGACTGTTTGTTACGGCCTGCCTTGAGTTCTGCAAACACTAGGCCGCCTGTGGGGTGGCTAAGCACAAGGTCAGGGAAGCCGGCGTCGCCTTGGAAGTGTGTTGCCCAACGTTCGCCTACTTGTGCGGGCTTGGCGTGGTATATCAACCAGCCGCGCAGTTTGGCTACCGCTACAACTTGTTTCATGAATGCGGCCTCGGTCATGTTGCCGTAGTTATTCGGCATCTGTCGCCATTTTTTCGGCACAGTTTGGGCAGAACACGGCTGAGGCTATGCGCTGGTAGTCGCGCGCTAACCGCTGGTAATCGGTCTGTAGGTCTGTCAGCTGGTGAATGATTATGTTTAGTTCGCGCCGTAGGCTGTCGCGCTCTTGTTGGCTGTCGTACAGCATGCTCGAGTACGCCCATAATGCTTGCTCTGGTGGCATGTCGTCTGCGTTCATTATTTAACCTTGGGTATCGGTTTAATGTTTAAGAACATGTCTTTAGCCTCTGAGTAGGTCATGGGTGTAGTTGGGTCAAAATCTAGCCCACGCTCTGCACACATTGTTGTAAGCATTTTTATTTGGTTAGCAGTTGCGCCGTTGCTGTTACTTGCCTCTGTTTGTTCGCGTGCCGATAGTCGAGCGCTGCCAATTTCTTTAGACCGTGGCCCCATAATTGACGTTGGCGCGTCTCTGCGTGTCTCAAGTACTGGGGTTGGACGCGCAACGCTTATAACCTTGTTGCGGTCGTCCTCTGCGCCTTGCTGGCGTCCTAGAACCTCGTTACTGCTGGCTATGGACTTGTCTATGCCAAAACCCATGTACCCCAATGCGCGTCCCAGCGCTGAAGTCGCGCCGTTGGCTTGCTCTGACAGTTTGGTAAATGTCGTCCTGCCCGGGTAGGGCTCAAACATGTACGCGGTTACTGGTATGGGGTCGTCTGGGTCACGGCTTACGGTTACTGAACATTCAATAAAGAGCTGGTCGCCCACTTGAGTAATCTCTGGTCTGTGCTCAACAATGCGCAGCTGCGGGAAAATTTTTAGCGCTTGCTTAAGACGTGTCTTGACGTCTACGTACTCGGAAAGGTCAAAAGCCATTATTCGTACCTGCCGCTTTCGTCATAGTTTTGTATCCATTCAGCGGCCCACAAAGTAACCAGCGTAAACACTGACATCACGCCAACAAAAGCAAAAATGCCTGCAATGGTTCTCATTTTGTACCGCGCTGTGCGTTGTCTACGTCAATAAGCAAGTTGTTGGCTCGAATGCTTAACGTGGCGTGGCCTGCGTCGTACAGCTCTTGGGCTATGTCGTCTAGACGGTCAATGATGCTGGCAGGTTTCGGTTCAAGGCTGCTCGGGTGTTCTAGCCGGCCAATGGCTTGGCGTAAGTCCTCGCATAGTTTGGGGTCGTCCATTGCGTAGCTGTAAGCGTGAGCGCGCAGATTACGTATGAGTATGTCTGTGGTTTTGGGTCGAGTGCCAGCCCATAGGTTTGCTAGGGCTTGGTCTATACGGTCAGTCGGGTTTACCATGTTGTTGTCCTTTTTCTAGTCGGGTTGAAAATAACTAACGGGTGTACGGTACCACAATTTTTGGCGCGCTGTTGCCTTTCCATGGTGCCCAACCGTGGCGCTTAAATAGGGCCAAGGCGGCTTTTAAGTTTTTGCGTGGTGACCAGAGTTCTTGCATGGCTTTACGGACTATGCCGGCGTCTTGTAAAAAGCCTTTGTTGCTGCCGTTTATTTGCATGAGGCCGTAACTGCCGGTGTATGGGTCGCGCTGGTTCCATGCTCGAGCAAAGCCTTTAGACTCGCGCGCACATATTTGCATGAGGCGTGGTATGTCACGTTTCTGCCAGCCAACTTCTAGGGCTAAAGCGGTAAAGAGTTTGCAGTCGGTTTGTACTGCTGCTTGTGTCTGTGTTGCCGGCACTAGTAGTGCAGCTGTGGCAAGTACGCCAAGTATTCGTTTCATGGTTTCTGCCTTTCGTCGGGATAGGTAAAAACCCTAATGGGGTTATTTAGTGTTTGCGCGTCTTTAGGCTGTAAGCCTTATGGTGTAACGGTTTCTGTGGGTGGTGCCCAGACGTTGCCTAGGACGTATTCCCAGTGCCATGACTCGAAGCCGGGCTTGCTTGGGTCGCCTGTGCCTATGTACCAGCCAAAACGGTTAGCGTTTTTTACTAGCCATTGGAATGTTTTGCCGGACGCGTTAGCAAAATCTACAGCAAGGCCCCAGCCGTGGTTAGAACCTTTAACGCCTGTGGGGTCGGGTGCCGCGCATGGTGCCATACCCTTTTTTAGGTACCACGTCTTGCCCTCAAATGTGCGGGTAATGCCTCTGGTGTCGTCTGTTGGCTTAGGGCTGTAGCGCTGCATGAATGCGTTGTATTGGACGCTGTACGGCCTGTACGTGTCCACGGTAGACGTTGGCTTTAATGTGATGCCGTCAGCCTTGGCGGCGTTCAACATGTGTTTGTAGCTGCGTACCGCGCACGTATGCAATTTGCCGCCGGGTACAGGGCCTAGCAACTCGTCTGGCAACTGGCCGTTTTTGTGGCCGGCTAGGTCTTTGGGCAGTTTAATTTTCTGTGTTGGGTACATCTTGTGCCTCTTGGTCGTCTGGTATGCCGTTGTTGTTTGCGTCTTGCTTGTTGCCGCCGGCTATCATCACGCCGCTTAAAGTGCCTGTTAGGAATAGGACTACTGGCGTCATGAGCTCAAAGAATTTTGAGTCCACTGGCGAAAGCTCTGAACCTTGGTAAACGAACAGTAAGCCAAAAAGCATTAGCGCCATGGTTAAGGCAAGAATGCCGGCAAGGACTAGCCCGACAATAAAACGTAGTCGAGCATTTAACTCGGTAGGCGTTAGGCGCGGTTTATTTAACACGGCCTTGTTTGTACTGTGTCTGACGTCGGGTTAGCGGCGCTTAAAGCCTTGTTTTTTGTTGGTATGCAGGGTTGTTGCTCAACACGGTTACCGCATGCTGTGAGTATTGACGCCAGCAAAAGCGCTACAAAACTAGCCCGCCAAATCATTGCGTGCCTCTGGTCGTGTGAGTGGTGCTGGTGGGTCTGTGTCGTGTGCCCATACGGTAAGTGTTTCGCCTTCAAGAGTCCAGCCTGAGTCAAAACCTGCGTCTCGTAACAACTCACATAATTCTTCATGCTTCATGCGCTTATCTCCATTGCTGTAATTGTGCTTCGGCCGGCAACTCCGCCACCTGCGTCGGGGTTGATGCCAATGCCATTCGGAAATGTTCCCGAGTATCTGCCGAATAACACGTTGTACACGCAAGCCGAGGTCGTAGCAGGAGAATGTAATATCTCCATCGCAGGCGTGAAAAACATATCCGAGCCAGCACTAAGTACTGCGCCTAGTCGGGTTCGATAGATACTCGTAGTTGATGAAACGCCGTAAGAAATACCGAAAACTGCGATGCGGTTTGTGTTTGCACCTGCCGAGTCAATGTTCCCCGAAATTGTTGCCGAAACAAGAATGAGGCTAGATGAACTTTGTGGCGTGATGCTTACATTTAAAGTTGATAGTTGCGGATAGTCGCCCGTAGTAGTTCGGATTATCATGTCCGAAGTGCTTACTATTTGTAGCACACGAAACGCGCCGCGCAAATCGTTAACGTATGCAGCGGTTAGGACATTGCCCGTCGTTTGCGTTGCCGGTAAGTTTGTTGGTGTTGCCATTAGTACCCCAATTTATTTTCGTCTAGTTTGCCAAAAGTAGCATTGTTAAGGATTAGGTAAGCGTTAAGGTCTGCAGCCGAAACGTAAAACGTGTATCGAGCATTGCCCGGTTGCGCATTAAATGCCCAGCCTTCAATAATTGCAGTGTAGGTAGTACCGCGAAAAGCAATGTTTACTTGTGTTCCTACCGCCAAGTTTTGTACACCGCCGAAATTGTTTTGAGCATTGGCAAACATTGAAATAGAAGTAGGCGCAACTTTTGGTGTCTTAAAGTTGTTTAACAAATAGTTGGCGTAGTCAAGTGCCTGTGATGCTGAAGCGTTTACTGTGTTAACGCTGTATGTGCGGTAAGGTTTTAAGCCTGTTTGTACGGTTTGAGCTGCAAAAGACTCTGGGTCTACGGTTGTTTGGGTGTAATAGTTATCTGCGTAACTAGAAAATTCTATTTTGTCGTAACAGTAGTTTGTGGCGTTGTTTATAGTGTCGCTAAAGTTTACTGTTGCTGTTTGGTACGGCGTCGAGCCCAGCAACGCAACTTGGTTTTGATCCTCGTAAAGTCTGCCGTTGATAGTTAAACAAACGTAATTTATCCAGTCTGCCCAAGTTCCAGAAACTGTTGTCGAACCCATTTGTGGGCCTGTACCAAAAACTGGCACATTAAAACCGTTAATTTCTAGCCCGCTTGTCGTTCTTGCTGCACTTGTTTGCGAGAACAAAGAGCCGGCAGCCATGGCATAGTTTTGCCCGCTGGCACGCCCACAGTTTGCTAAGTAGCCTTCAACACTAATTATGAGGTAGTCAGCATTGGCAACGCCGCCAGCGTACGGTATGCCGTATTCAAGCTGCACGTTAGAAATTGTGGCAAAAAATTGTTGGTCATAAGACGCGCCGTTTTTCCATTGTACTCTGACAACTGAGCCGGGCACGATAATTGAGTTTGGGGCTGATGGCTGGCGTACAACAATGGTGCCGCTAAGGCTTGAATATTGGTCTAGTTGACGTTCGCGCCCAGTCTTAAAGTTAATGCTTTGTACGTTGCTAAGCGTGATAGTGCCAGTGCCGCCGGCAGTTTCTACTTGCACTCGAAAATCTTGTACGGCCATTAGTACGCATTGCTCACTTTGATGGGCACGCTGCCGTTTGTGCGCATATAGGCGCGCAGAGCGCTTACTACTGCGTTCGGGTCGCCGCCATTGACGTTTATAGTTACGTTGGCTGTCTCGTTAGATACCCGGCTACCTTCCATATTTGGGCTGGCGTTAATGCTTCCAAGTACTGGGCCAAACGGGTTGGTGGTTGGTGCTGGTGCCGCGCCGCCCTTAAACACATTGCCAAGGCTGGCGTCCAACTGCTCGCCAATAAGCCCAACACTTGCAGGGTCTACAGCAAACTTCAGCAAAAACTCTGTGTTAGCAATGACGCTATTAACGCCGTCCACTATCGCTTGGGCTTGGTCAATACCAGACTTATACCACTTATCTGCCGTCAGTTTGGCTATGCGGTCTGCAGCTGCGTTAATTGTGCTTGAAATACCTACTAGACGGTCAATAGACGCTTTACCGCCGGCAAGTAGTCCTTTGATTATTTCAAGTCCTACGTCTGCCCCAGAGTCAAGAATTGACTTAAGTAGGGCTGGGTCATCTAGCCCGGCTTCTATAAGTTTTTCTATGCCGGTAGATAGGTCGCCAGCCTTTTTAGCTTGTTCGTCGAGTACACCAAAAAATGTTTTTGCGCCTTCGCTGTCTGCTGCTGTAGTCCATGCGTCGCCTACGTTAAATATGCCGCGCACAACGTCGCCAGTGGCTTTATAAAAGTTGTTGTAGTTGTCTGTTGCCTTGGTCAGTTGCTCATTGGCGCGCATAAGCGCTGGTGCAAACTTGTCTTTAACTGCTTGTACCGCATTGTCGTATGCGTCTTTAAGTGTCTGTACCGCCTCGGCATGTTTCTTTGTGGCCTCTGCAGCCTTTTTAGCGGCGTCTGTCGCCTTTTTGGTGCTAGCGGTGCTTTTAGATATCTCGAGGTTGGCTAGGCGTTGTTGCTCAATATCTACCGCTTTTTGGTAGTTGGCGCGTTTCTGGTCTGCGTCAAGCTGTAACAATGTGTCAGACCATGCGCGCGTGTTGGCGTACGCCTCTGCTAAACCTTCATTTGTTTTGTCTAAGCCGGTTTTAAGTTTGCCAAGGTTGACGTTAAGCCCCAGTACCTTGCCGCCAAAGTTGAGAAAACCGCTACCAAGGTTTACAAGGTTTACGCCTGTCTGTTTTAGTTTGTCAGAT